TTTTTTCCCTAACGATAAACTCAGGACGTTTAAGGAATATCGATTTACAATAACCGATAATCTTTCCATAGTTCTCTTGTTCTCTAGATTGAATAGACAAACAGTTCTTACGTAAGTTTCTATAGACGGCTACTCGTTGCATTAGTTATCTCCTTTCTAGTCTTGTGGGTTAATTCTAAAGTTTTTTAGCCAATCAGATAGCCATAAACTTCGTTCAAATTCAGATTTCTTGTCTTGTAATCTATTATTAGAACATCGCCACAAGTCTTTGCCATATTTGTCTTCTAAATTCCAACCAATCTCGCCAAGTTCATCAGCCATAGCCTCAAACTCTGGTTTAAGTTGTTCAAGTCTAGTCTGAATCTTCTCAACCCTGTCATCTATTTCGTTAGGTAGTTTAGATTTAAAGATTATTTCTTTAGCCATGATATCTCCTTTCTAATATGCTATGTTAAATTTCTTGAGTGTTTTAATTTCTTTATCAGTTATAGGCTTGATGTTATCAACGCAAACCTTTTGATAATCTCTTATACGATAATGGTAGTTGTTGGGTTCATCTTCAGTCCACTCTTCAACTTCGTCTAAAGAATAGGAATAAAAACGTGCTATTAACTCTCTATCGGTATAAGATAAAGCATCGGTTACAATATCAAAGTCATCATATTGCCACTCTCCGTCAGTTATTCTATAAGATACTAGATATTTAGTCATGATATCTCCTTTTCTATCATTGTTCTTAACTCTCTTAATCTTTCACAATTAAAGCCAGAGTCCTCTTCGTCCATTTCCTTAGCACCGAGGGTCTCTTCCCATTCGTTTACCAAATCATTAAGACAAAGAAAGAAATGTTCTTCGCTATTAAAAGCTGAATTTTTAGTTAGTTCTACTTTTAAGTTCATAAATGTCTCCTAGTTAAAAGCACACTATCCTAGAGTTAAAAAAGAAGGAAATAAAATCCTCTAGAATAGTATGCAAAGTATTAATATTAAAGGGAAAATACTGAGAAATTTTCAGTAGCCTCCCCCAATTATATCATCTCACACTTCGACCGACATGGCAACACAAATCTCCCTAGGCTCTAGGCATAACGCATGTTATTGAAATCATTGACAAAAGTATACAACAAAGTCATAGACTATGTATAATATAGGGTGGGTATCTAGGGGGCAGACCTAGTTTAGAATAGTTCTAAATTAAATGATGCGTCTCTTCTGCGTATGATACTATTGGGAACTAGTTAACAGAATTAGGTTCATATAAGTTAGTACAGTTTATATAGAGTTTTCATAATCAACAATCGGCGGAAACCCGCAGTCAGTACGGGTTTTAAAAGAATGTTGAAATATAAATGAAATATGGTATAATGATATTATGTCGGAAATCAATTCGGCATATAATGAAAGAAGGAAACATGAAACCTATTAAGACTTTTGGTTCAGTTTCAATATGGGCTAACTATTTTAACCCGTTGAAAAATGACCCAAACAATCCACCTCTTAAAGATAAGGACATTTATTTTGTCAATTTAGCTAGTGATGAAAATAAAATCTTTCCTAAAGTTTTTAATGAGGCTGACCCTAAATGCTCTTTAGGAAAAGTTTATTTAGATAAATGGGTAGCCCCGTTTAATCCGTCAAAAGATTTAATGCAGGCTATTCGCTGGGCGACTCAGTTTGCCTTAGACGGGAAAGTTACTTATGACATGATAAAGAAACCTGTAGAAAGTAAAGCAACTTCACCGCAAACTAATAATTCTGGAGACCCAGAGCTTCAAAAATTAATTAGAGCGGAGATTAAAAAAGCTTTAAAGGGCGGGCTATAATGACGACATTGAAAAATCTTATAGACCCAAAACTTTCTGACCTGTTATATTTACAGACTCAGGAAGACTGGAAAAACACTAAATTCTGGGACGGATATATATGCCCAGTATCTGGACAAGTTAAGATTAAGAAGCTTGACGTTGACTAGATAAATAATTTGCCTAGAGAGATTTTTAAAATAATTTCTCTAGGCATTTTTTTCTTTACAATTTTTTTTCCCTCACTATCGTTCGGGGTTAATAATCGGTGGGGCTAACCGCCCCCCTTATATAAGAGACCCCCACCAAGAAAAACCCGCCGTCACAACATCTATATATATTATATCTACCATAGACAAAATGAGCAGATTTTCAAATATGGCCCCTTACTTGTAAATCTAGGGTACCCATACCTCCACCTAAAACTTTAGATTTTGTAAAGACACCGATCATAAACTTACCTTGCTCTAGGCCGGGTCTGACCGTGTAGTGTTTACCACTAGTCTGGCAAAAGAATTCTACATCTGTAAATCCTGCTTGTTTACCCATAGCCTCAAACTCAGCTGGAGTGTAATGCTTATAATGAAACTCATTGATTGGTGGTAGTTGGTGGGGTCGTACACATTCGTTCGGAGACGAGACTATAAATATATCGGACTTATCCGCAGCCAAGTCAAATACATCTTGTGACAACTCTGGTGGTATGTGTTCAATAAACTCAAACGATACGACAGCATCATAGGCGGGTCTTAACGTGCGTGGTTCCAGCTTAGTAATATCGGTGACAATGTAGTTAACCTTACCGACATCACGACTAAAAGCTTCTTCAAATACGTCATGCGCTTCTACTGATTTATCAATACAGTCAATCGAGGCGCATAATAAGTTATGCATAATCACAGAACCATACCCGATACCACAACCAATATCTAAAATGTTTTCAGGTTTGAGATCCTTTAATCTCTTGACGGCAAAGTTATATCGTTCAAGATGATCAGCTCTAATATTATTAGGGTCCATAATACGTTCTACCATTTAGTACTCCTCTTCTATTTCTTCTATGTTTTTCTTCGTTACTATTATCGGTGTTGTATCCCCAATCCAGGCACCAACAATATTAAAGTCAATATACTCTTCAGCTTCTTCGTAGGACATGTCATCTCTCGTAACCAGAACCTTTACCATCTTATCGTAATCATATACAATCATTGAGTCGGTGTTGTTTCGTTCTCCGACACCAATTATTGCATTATCAAACCCATCCCACTTCAGCATTAATCAACTTTCATAATACATCCTTGTTTCCAAGAACGAGCCATAGGTATAACTTTACGTTTAAACTTTACACACCATTCACTTAAAGCTTTCCATTCTCCCTCCTCCCACTTTGGATATGGGGATATGTGGGAGGGAAGAAGATCATCAAAGCGCAATAAGGTACCACTAACAATCTGATCATTAAGTAATGTTAGAATTGTTTGAGTAGACTTATATAAATCGCAATCGATATTGATAAATGATATATGTTCTTTGTGGTCTTTTTTCCAAACCGGTATAGTATCTTCAAACCATCCTTCATGTAAGACAACATTGGGTACAACTTTTGGTAGTTCACTTACCGCAAAGTGTCCTTTCTCAATAACTTTATGACCCATGAACCATTGTTCAGGTAATCCTTCAAAGCTATCGAAACCATGAAAGGTTACTTTCTTATTTAGACTAGCTAGATAATTTATAGACTTACCTTCAAACACACCGAACTCCATATAATGTCCTTTAGGATTCTGAATGTTTTGCATACAGAACTGATATTCCATCACTCGATTGTCTAAAAGAACCATGGGTTGATACAAAAACTCTTCGGGCCTCATAAAGTGGATCATAAACAATCACTTGCATATTGTCAATTAGTCGTTTATATTATTCCTACCAGTCGAATCCACTTAGTTATTTCCTAATTTGGCTAAGTTTTAAGCTTCAGTTGTCTCCTACAGCTTTGGAATCCTGGTATATGAAGAGAAGGGAGCGATGATTGTGGGTTATTATCCTCCCTTCAAAGTTTTTAAGACTATGACTGCAAAAAAAGTACACATTCTTTACGGTAAAATGACAGAAGAAGAGTTAATTAACTTGTATAAAGTTAAAAGAGAGGCGAGAATATATGGAGGTGGCGAAGAATTAAAAGAAATACAGGAAGAATTAGAGCGCCGAAGACTAAGACGGATACAAAAACACAACCCAAAGGAGTATAAAAAGAGAATGTTAGAAAAACCAGAAAATAATAACGTAAAAGTTCCTACATTTCGTGGACTCACAGCTATGCAAGAGAAATTTTGCATGGAATTTGCTGGTCATGGGGACGAAGTCAAGGCATATTTAGCCGCAGGGTACCAACCAGACAAGAATGATGCACGAACAAGAGCCAAAGCTAGAGTAATTATGAAAAATGAAAAGGTTATGGAGCGCATTAAAGAGTATCAAGACGAAGCTATAACTAAAATTACGTGGACA